CATTCTTTTAATAGTATCATCAGATAAATTTTCACCTGCTACTATTTGTCTGGCTCTAATTGCACCAACTCTAGTACCACCACGACCAAATTCTTCACGCCAGTCTAAACCCTTCTGTGCTTCAGCTTTCATACCAGCATTAGGGTTAGCCATCGTCATCCCCACCTTGAATATTCGCTTCCACTGGCATTTTTTGTCCAAATGGTTGATAAGCTATTTCAATACCATATTGTTTTGCTAATTCAACTTCTTTTTGATGTTGTTCAAATAGCTCTTCAGTATCACGCCCATAAGCAGCAGATATATCTGAGTAAGTCATTGTGCCATTTTGCAAACCTAAAACACTTGATTGCATTTCTTTCAAAGGGTCAATCCATTGGAAACTTCTAGGAATATAATTTACAGAATTAGCAAATTTATCAAACTTACCCATTGGTAAGTTAATATAACCAGTTGAGATTGCCATTTCTAACCAAGCTTTAAAAATTGGGTCTATAAAATGCTCAATGACAAATTGTTGATATATCTGAAACATTGAACGATCTTCTAAAGCACCTTGACGAATAGAAGAATAATTAACTGAAGTTAAATCGTTACTTAATGAGTGATAAGAAATATTTAAACCAGATGCGATTGATCTTAATACTGAAGTAGTAAAAGATTCAAAAGCAGATGTTGGGTGGTTAGGGTCAAAAGCCTTAAAATCCATTCCAGCAGGTAATTGTTCAAAAGTTCCAGCGTTTGCTGAAGCCACTGGATTATAAGTATCTTCCATTTCTGAATCGCCAACATAACCATCACCATCAGGTGAAGTAAAAAAACCCATCTTTGAAGCACCTACTCTAGCTGCAACAATTTCTGCTTCAAAATAGCCTCCTAGCATACGAATATTAGCCATAACAGTTGCAACTAAAGATACACCTCTAGTTTGTTCTGCTCTATTTGGTAAGTAAGCATGAATTATTTCTTCTGCTGGTACTCTAATATGTTCATTTCTATTTATGTAAGTATTATCGTAAGGATGATTTTTGTATAAATGATAAGCTACTGGTTTATCAAATTTATCTACTTCAACACCCATTTTAATTCTGTTACTATTTTTTGGATTTACATCATTTTTCTTTTCGTCTAAATGATCGGCTTCTAAAAATTGTATTTGAAAACCAAATTGACTTTTAGTGTCTTTTATTTTTCTAACTAAGACTTCACCATCCCTTGCTAACGATTCAATAAATATTTTTTGACAGTCTAAAAAAGACAAACGCCCATTAGCTGTGCAATTGCCTAATTTATTCCATTCTTTCCATGCTCTTTCAATTAATATGTTTGCACCAATATCTAAAGATTGATCGTCATTTCTAGCTTTAGAACTAATGCGTATGCCATGTTTGCCAATGACATTAGAAACCATTAAATTTAAGTACCTAGCAATATAAGAATCGTTTCTGGCTAATTCTCTAGCACGATCTCTTAATAATCTAATGTTATCTTTTATTTCTGCATCAGCAGAAGTTGATGAAGTTAAAAAATCTGCAAATAAACGACCAGTGTTTGCACCTTGATAGCTTCGTTTGAAAGTTTGTTTTCTTTTTGGTGTATTGTTACCAAATATATTGTTGTACCATGCCATATTAATATTCTGTTGGATTTATTAAGTTATTTGAACCAAATTTAACTTTTATTGTATTTCCTGAACCTTTGCCATTATTTATGCGTGAAATTTTTAATTCTTTCATGTATTCAGCTTTGTATCTATCACGAAAAGTCATAAGTTCATCTATTGATAGTCTTGATAAAGACCTACCAGCAATAGACATAGAACTTTGATCCATAGTTGCTCTATTTTCTATAACAGCTTCTATAGCATCTAAAACTATTTTTGCATGACTTCTTACTGAAGCACTGGTAGTTGCATAATTTTCTTGTATTTCTGTAAAACCTTCACCAATTTTTATTCTAGCAGAATCAGATGTTCTAGTTATGTAAGCAATCCAATTGTAACTGCCTTTTGTATAGGAAGTTGTACTTGATGTTGAAATAATATATTCATCATTAGCTTCTGAAGCAGTTAAAGTAAAATTACTTGCAGTTGCACCTTCGTTCAAATTAAACTCATAAGACAAAGAATAATCTGCAGTAGGATAATCAGTGGATAAATTAGTTCTTTTCCATGCCCAAAAATCGCCAAGCTGTAGTTCAACTGGTTCGCTAGTTGGAAAGTTTGAAGAATCAAATAAGTTGCTCAAGCAAAAACCTCATAAATTAAAGATATACCTAAAATGAATTATACCTTATATGAGAAGATTTTTAGAATAAAAAAATAATTCTTAAATAATTAAAATAATACTTGTAATTTATAATAGTATCTGTATATTTATAATATAATTTATAAAAAAGGAGAAAATTATGAAAAAATTAGAAGATAAAATATACACCCACAAAGGGTACACCGTAATCAAATGTGAGAGAGGAAGTGTTTATGATAATAATAGAGCTTACTACTACATGATTAAAAAAGGTAAAGAAGAGGTTAGGGGTTTTTATGACGGAATCAATACTCTTTCTTACGCACTAAATACAATTAACGATATGGAGGAAGCGTAAGCTTCTTCCTATTAGGAGAAAATTATGACAAATATAGAAAAATTAGCAAAGCTAGAAAACATAGAAGATGCAATTTCAGACATGATAAGTTTAAGATGCTCTATACAAAGAAATCTTGAAGAACTTAATTTAGATGGAGATATTGCTTTGCATTCTGGTTGCGAAACCTTAAGTGATACTTTGTCAGATGTTAGATCACGAATAGAAGCAATATAAATAAGGAGAAAATTATGAAAAGAAACCCGCTTTAATTAGTGGGTTTTTTTTATTTCCAACTATTAGCAAAGTTACCTCTGCCACGATTTATTGGTAATCTTTGTTTTGTTCTATTTGGGTCAGGTGGTCTAGTATCACCAGTTAATATTTTTTCTTCTATGACATCAAAGTTAGGATTCAAAATATATATAGCTGCAAAGCAGTAAACAAGCGTATCAAGACTTTCATTCCGATCTCTTATTTGTTTCCATACCATTGTCGGTTTACCACGCACATACTTTGTTACTCTTTTTTCTGCTGTCAGTTGTTTAAAATATTCTTCATCTATATCACTAGCAAAATGTATTGTGGTATTTTCAGGGTCAGCAGATAATCTAGCAAAGATTGCTTCTTTTGCTGTATCAGTACCAACTGGATATAACACTGCTTTATTTCTACCGACATAAGTAGGTCTATTTGCAATTGGTTTACCAGCTTGACTAGCACCTTTAATAGCAAAGACTCGTCTAGCTTGTCTTGGCTTCGTAAAATAATAAACTTGTTGCGTATGATGTCCACCTGAATCAACACAAGCACAAGAGATTGCCATGACTCGACCAGATTCTGTTTTAAATCTTCTTTTTAAATAAGTATCTAGTTCTGACCAAACATTAGCAGCATTTGGGTCACCCCAAAATATCTTGTAATCAATGACCCAACATTCGTAGTTCTTGCCAAATCCTACCAGTTGTAATTCTAGTCTATCTTTTTGTGTATCTATTCCTGCAACTAATATTAAGACTTCTTCAGGTATTGTTGTGTGATCGTAATTTAATCTGCGTTCTAATAATGTTTCGTACTCTACTGCATCACCTTGTTCTTCCCATGACTCACCTAGAGCTGTGTTAATCCAAGTCTTTAACATTTCTGGTTGTTTTTTAGCTTCTAAAAATGCCATTGCCATATCTGCCCATGTTGACCAAACAGAATAAAGTTCTGAAATATGAAAACCAGCAGTATTGACTGAAGGTTGACTAGCTATCCATTCACCATTTTTAATCATCCATTGTTTTTTAGATTCATCAATAATAGAACCACATTCTTCACAAGCATATTGAGCTGTTTCAGGCTTATTATCTTGCCATACCACATTTTTCCATTTTAAAACTTGTTTGTGATTGCACTCTGGACAAGGCACATGATAATAACGCTGATCAGATTCTAAAAATGCTTGTTCAATTCTTGATAGACCTTTAATCGTTGGCGTTGAACATAAATATATCTTACGATTCCAGAAATTTTTTGTTCTAGCGATTGCCAAGTCTACAGGACTTCCTTCCGTACCTGCTGATGCTTCGTATCTATCTACTTCATCCATCAATAATATTCTAATGGGTCTTGATGCTAAACCAGATGCAGAATTAGAACCGACCATAGTTAAATGACCACCAGCAAATTTTTTATGTAAAACAGTGTTACCTGAATCTCTAGTTCTAGCTTCTTTAAAACAATCATTGATCTTTTCAGTATCACGAATCATTGCAGATAAACGATCTTTACTAAATGCTTGGCACATCTGAAGTGTTGGCATCACTACCATCATCGGTGACGGGTCTTGATCTACATAATAGCCAATTGTATTAAGAATAATTTCTGTTTTACCTACCTGTGATGATGTCATTACGACAATTCTTTGAATATCAGGGTCATTAAAGACATCCATGATTTCTTTTTGATAGGAAGCACGATCAGTACGCCATTGACCAGCTTCTGCTGAAGATTCTGGTGATAACTTTCGGTAATTATCTGCCCAATCAGATATCTTCAGATTCGGTGGTGGTTTCCAAATCTGATTGATTGCTGACATTACGCTGTCGATATTTTGCTGGTATTCCATTTTTTTGTAATTCTTCTAACGATTCATATACTTGTTCTTTAATTATTAATTCAGCTTCAGCATATTTATCTACTGTAATGACTAAATGTGCAACTCTTGATGGCAAAGCTAATAATTTTGCTCTGACATTAGCAATATAATCTGTCCATGTTGATTGCACAAGTGAAGCTGGAATCAATTCGCCTTCTAATTCTGATACTTCTAGTTCAGCTTTTGTAGCCTGTGCTCTTGTTAATCTTGTTTTTTCTTCAGCTATGTCTCCCGTACCATTTCTTTTATTGTAATTACCTAATGTTCTTAAATAATTGATGTAGTTTTTACGACATAGTTCTAAATCCATTGGGTTTCTACCTTGTTTGACATCTAAGACACCTTTTTGTATCAATTTGCTTATAGAAACCAAACTTAGGTCTAAATGTTCTGCAACTTCTTTTCTAGTAGCCATTATCTATTGTTTATTAGCTAATTTTTTGCTGATACGCCTTCTTTTGTGTTTATTCATAGTAGAAGTCTTCAATTTACGCTTACCTTGACTAGTTTTTTTATATTTGTGTTTAGTTTTGTTGTAAGTGCTTTCTTGCTTGAGTCTAACCATATTGGATGAAAATTAACCAGTTGTAAAATGTCTGACTCTAAAAAAATATCGAC